ATCATAATCATGGATACAAAGGAAAAGGAACTCATCGCCGCTCGCCTGCGTGACTACTGCGCAAAGCAAGGTGGGCAAAACAAGGCAGCTAACAGCCTCAAGGGCGTCAGCGCTGCCACCATCAGCAAGATCCTTAACAGCGATTGGGAGACCATCGCCGAAGGGATGTGGCACAACGTAAGCAAGCAGATCGGGCTCTCTGCCGAAGGGTGGTCCATCGTCCATACGAATGTCTATGAAGAGCTGACCCAGCTCCTGGACTGCGCCCAGCGTGATAGCCAGGTGATGGCTATCATCGGCAGTGCCGGCTGTGGGAAGAGCTCGACGATACGCCAGTATGTGGCCACGCACCAAGAGGTCTACAGCATCACCTGCTCCGAGTATCAGAATCGAGGGAGCTGGCTGTCGGCTGTGATGGAGGCGATGGGCTTAGATCCCCGCGGGCTGAGTGTAGCGGAGAAGATCGGCGCTGTGGTGCGCCGTCTCAAGCGCTTCGACCGCCCCCTCTTGATCCTCGACGAAGCGGACAAGATGAGCGACACCGTGCTCTACTTCTTCATCACCCTCTATAATGAGCTGGAGGACCACTGCGGTATCGTGCTGAGCGCCACGCAGCACCTCGAGAAGCGTCTGCAGAAGGGACTCCGAATTGGGCGCAAGGGCTACGAAGAGGTCTACAGTCGCATCGGCCGTCAGTGCATCAGCCTCAGCGTGCTCTCCCCCGAAGATATCTCCCTCGTGTGCACCGCCAATGGGCTGACCGACAGCCGACGCGTGCGACGCATCGCCGACGAAGCACAGTGCGACCTCCGCCGTGTCAAGCGTGCCGTGTGGCGCGAACATCAGCTATCCAAGGAGGACTAAGCCATGGCACGAGCATACTCCAGCGCCAACATCCGATCAGCCCGCTTCAAGACCGTCGACTTTGACGGGGCGTGGCTGGCGAGCATCGGGATGCCTGTGCTGCGTGGCACGTGGCTGATCTACGGGGGTAGTGGCTCGGGTAAGACATCCTTCTGCCTCCAGCTGGCGAAGTACCTCTCACAGTTCGGTCGTGTGCTGTACAACAGCCTCGAGCAGGGTCTAAGCCCTACGATGCAGGCAGCGTGGATCGCTGGAGGGATGGATGAGGCAGGGCGACGCGTGAAGCTCCTCGACCGCGAGAGCTATGATGAGCTCTTCGACCGCCTCGCCAAGCGACAGAGCCCTGAGATCGTCATCATCGACTCGATCAACTACCTCCGAGGTCTTCGCCTCTGCGACTATCAGCTCCTCAGTCAGCGCTACCGCAAGAAGCTCTTCATCGTCGTTGCCCACGAGAGAGGCGGTGAGCCGAAGGGCGCCCTTGCCCAAGCCATCCGCTACGACGCTGATGTCAAGATACGTGTCGAGGGCTACCGAGCTATGGTGACCTCCCGCTATGCCACCAGTGAGGTCGGTGGAGACGACTACATCATCTGGGAGGACGGCGCCAACGCCTACTGGGGCACCACAGCCACCGACCCTACCCAACGAGACCGACGTAAACAACGAAAAGAAATAGACATCAATGAGAGCCAAAGGAACTAACGAGATGGACAAGCTCCACATGGGCGCCATCCGAAGATATCACACCCTCTGCAGTCAGCTGCAGCTCACCCCCGAGGATAGGGAAGCCCTCCTCTCGCCCTACGGCTGCACCTCCAGCAAGGATATGGAGACGCACGACCTCATCGACGTATGTGCAGCGCTGGCTGGCGAGCTTGACCGACGCACCGAGGGCAGCGACATCAGTAAGCTTCGCAAGCGGACGATGGCAGCGATAGGCGCTTACCTCCGCAGTGAAGGTAAGTTTGAAAACCCCTCGATCATCAAGGGCATCGCCTGTCGTGCTACAGGCTACCGCTCCTTCAACAAGATCCCCAAAGAGCGCCTGCGCAACCTCATCGGGCTCTTCAACGACAAGGTCAAGGATAAGCGCGCCGTAGACGCCCTTACCAGCGAAGAGCCCGCTCCCCAGCCCTCCTACTTCCCACCTTCCACCCTCGCAAACTAATTCAACACATAAATAACTACTCCAATGAAACGTGAAACGATCTTCCTCGGCTTCGTCAGCCTCCTCCTTGCCCTGGGCTTCGACGCCATCTGCAGCGATGCCCACGCAGGTATCATCATCTGGCTCGCCTGTATAGCCCTCTGGGGCGTCTTCACCACCCTGACGCTCAGCGAACGCCTCGAGAATGTGACTGAGTTCAACCGTCGGATACTCAAGCAGCTCCGCGAAAAAGAAGAGAAGGGAAAATAAAGGCTCCAGAGCTATGTGTAAGACAACAGATATAATAGACACACGTGTCTGGCAAAAGCTATCCGTGAGGATACACAAGGACTCGGTGTCTAAAGGGTTTTGGGATGAAGATCATCCCTTGAATCATTGCTTCATGCTCGTGGTCTGCGAGCTGTGCGAAGCTATCGAAGCAGATCGGAAAGGACGATATGCAAAGAAAATAATTGCCATAGATCAGCTCTACGATTATGCGTTCCCAATCGCCTATGAGACCAATATTAAGGGATCAGTAGAGGAGGAGCTGGCTGATACAGCTATGCGTCTGCTTGATATCATAGCACGTATGGGCTGGGTAATAGATGATATCGTGCGTCCGTCTTGTGTCAGCTTCAGACACTATGGGTCATTCCCCTTACTCTGCTATTCAATCACCGAAGATCTCGTGTGCAGAGAGTTTGGAGATCGCTACGCTGTACTGTGGGCATTCTACAAGGTCCTGTCGATTGCGTATCAGTATGACATCGATTTGCTTGAGCACATCGAGATGAAGATGAGATATAACAAGCACCGACCCAAACTCCATGGTAGAAGATACTAACAACACAACTCTAAACAAGACTATGCAACTAAGAAGTAACAGCGCGCTCTGGACTCTCTCCGAGGAGGAGCGCATCAAGGTAGCCGAGAGCGCCCACACCAGTGTCAATACCCTCGAGGAGCTCGCCCACGATGACTCCGTCTACGTTCGCTATTCGGTAGCCGAGAACCCCAAGACCCCACCCGAGATCCTCTTTGAGCTGGCCAAGGAGGATAACGACCTGATGAAGCACCTGATAGTGCAGAACAAGAACTGCCCTGCTAACCTCCTCGAAGACATCAGCCACACGACTGACACCGACATCTTGGAAGCTATCAGCATTCACCCCGCCGCATCCGCTAACCTCGCCCATGTCTGCGCCGAACGCCTGCGCAAGATCATGCGCACCAAGAGATACTAAGCATTTAATCACCCTTTAATCACAGATAGAAATGGATACTGTAAAAGTAGAGATGACTCCAGAGGAGTTCGCCAAAATGCAGACGATTATGGCGGAGCATCGCCGAAAAGAAGAAGCCAAGCAAGCCAAGGAGAATAGGGATGCTTTCCGCAATCTTGCCTCAACAATTGTAGATGATCTCTTCCCCGAGCTCGAAGAGGCCAGTCGTCGTCTCGTAGAGATCAAGAAGAAGGTCTACGATAGCGTCGAACAGGTTATCAAGATGAAGGAGGAAGTCATCGGGGTAAAAAACAAGGGGCAACGCTCTCACAGCTTAATTTCAACCGATGAGCATAGGCGTATCATCGTAGGCTATTACCAGCGAGACGGCTGGGATGACACTGTTGAAGACGGGATCTCAATGGTTAAGGACTATATCTCTTCCCTGGCTGGAGATGAGGCAACCCGCAAGCTGGTAGATATCATCCTTGACCTCCTCTCCCGAGATGGTAAGGGAAATATCAAGGCCGATAAGGTGCTCCAGCTGGATAAGTACGCTGAGAGCATCCAGGATGACCGCTTCAGCGAAGGTGTGGCGATCATCAAGGAGGCCTACCGCCCCGTCCGAACGAAGGACTTTGTCCGCGCCCAAGTGAAGAATGCTATGGGCGGCTGGGATGACCTCCCCCTCGGGATGACCGAAGCATAAAAAAGCACCCCCGTCAGTAGGGTTCAGCTACTGACGGGGGTAATGGATGAAGGAAACGGCGTTAGGAACCGCATCGCCACAAAGGTACAACAAATACTTCAGGCGATGATCAGAGCAAACAGAATAGAGATGGCGCGCAATGTCTACGCTATTATCAACAGATATCACGAGCCGGGCAACCATCGACGATCGCTGCGAAAGGTGTGGCAGCACTACGTCTATCCTATCTATCCTATGTCTCTTCGGACGATGATGGAGCTCCTGCGCATCGCTCGTGAGCATCAGTCGCCTGGGGAGATACCTCCTGGACTCTATCCCCTCTTCGAGGAGTGGGATAAAAAGCGGACACCGTACACGATATAATCCAACCTGTAAACTAAAGCCAGCAGGGCGGTCACTGTCACCAGTGGCCGCCCTGTTCTGTATATAGGCTACTCCCGTAGGAGGACTCCCCTTGGGGTCTGTCGATAGCGTTGATGCTCCTGTGCCCCTTGTACAAGGGAGGGGTAGCCAACGCCCGTGACGAAGGTAGCCCAGTGGTGCATCAGCTCGCCGTGCTGGTGGTCCAGGTCGGAGGAGATGAGCTGTAGCCCTGAGAAGCCATCGCCCGCCAGCCCGATAGGTGCGCTCTCCACCTGCTCAATGAGGTCGAGATAAGCGAGCGGGTCATCTTCCAGGCATCGGCGCTCGTCCGTCAGCTCCAGCGACTCATGTGGCTCCTCGGGGGTGTATTTGTGCACGAGGTGTAGGACGATCTCCATAGGCACACGTGGGGTGCCTTGACCTGCCGAAGTGTAGGTGATAGGTGTGAACTCTACGAACACAGCTGGTGTATCGAAGAGTATACCGCTAGGGAGGTCCTCCATATTTTCGTTCCACAGCCCGATGTGCTTCAGGCCTTCTATCTTCTCTTGTAGACGCTCCTTAAGCGCTTGGTAGATCTCTCGTCTCATATTCAATGTCTATTTAATCAGTGATTGATGGGGGCGCTCAGCTCGTCGTAGTCGGGCATTCAGCTCCTCACGCCACAGGTCGACGTGCTTGGTGACGATGCGCTGGATGAGCTCCTCGACCTTGGGGTGGTTTCCAACAAAGCGGCGCTGTGGCATACGAAGCCGTCGCTTGAAGGAGCGTACCTTATGGCTGCGCACCTTGACACGCTTGCGCTTCATGCCTCGCTTGCCCTTGACCAGACGTATAGCCGTCGTCTCCTTTCGAGTATGCTGAGGGACGGTGACCTCTCCGTTGAAGCCCTCGTTGTGGAGCGAAGCGTAGGGCATCGCCGAGGTGAAGGATACACCCGATGGCATGACCTGCCCCTTCAGTGAGCGTCGTAGCTTGCCTGTGACGAGGAGGAGTGACCCGCGCTGTGCTCGCTTCCTGGACGACTTCCATCCACCTTCTCCACGTGGCTTCCATGGGCGGTCGAAGAAAGCCTTGCGGCGGAAGTTTTCGTGAAACTCCGAAGTTAGCCCGACACGCACCTCCTGCTTGATGTCCTCGAAGACCTGTCTACTGCTTCGCATCTCCTGATGTGTTATTTATTTTGTATCTTTGTTAGTGGATCAGGTGGGCAATAGCCCACTTGTACCGCCAAAGGCTAGCCCCAGGGGTGTACTCGTTACACTCTTAGGGCTAGCTCATTTCCTGCCTTTTGTCTTACGCTCCCAGTCTTGTCTATCCACGATGCGGTCATATAGGACTCCCTCGTCATTGGGGGCGATGAAGCGCACACTCTGCAGGGTGGGGTGATCTTTAAACTTGGATCCCATCGCTCGAGCGATGGTTAGATCATCGAGTACATCTGGCAGCATGAGCACAACGTGTGGAGCCTGTGAAATAGCGTTACGGATTTCCTGCTTGATGGTGTTAAGCTTAACCTCTGTAAGCGTCTTGTACTCCTCATCACGATCCAGAGTTTCATTGAAGCTGTCGCAGCTAGGGATGCCCAGGTTGCTCTTGTCTGGATAGAGGCGGATGTGGTAGCCGTGTGCATTGGCTAGCCATGATGCGATGACTGTATTTTTTTCTACCTCTTGACTATTGAGACCAATGTGCCGTAGCACCTGCCCCTGCTTGGTCGGGATGAGCTTAAACTCATCCTCCTTAACCTTGATCTGCTCTAGCTCCCTGAGTACCTCACACTCTGAGTCCTCCTTACTGTGCTTAGCAATGGAGCAGTGTGCTATACCTCGCTCCCCATAGTAGGGGTGCTTATCGGGGTAGAGGCGTAGGTCACGCCCAGGATTGCCCCTGAAGAGCTCTTGCTTATTACCACGCAGCGCTGCATCCCCTCGATCCCAAGATGATCGGGGATCAGAGAGCGGGGTATCTGATGAGACCTCCACTGCGTCACAGCGACATCCCCACCCGTTTGGGGGAAAGTAGTCCTGCCAGAAGCGATCCTCCTTGGGTAGTCGAGTCCGATCGAGGGCCTCATGAGCTGGTCTGACCTTGTTGTCTCCAGCGGTACGATACTCGAGGATGCTCTTAGGCGCTGTGGAGTGCCATCTATCCGCCATAAGGACTGACCCCACAGCATGCTCATACTCACTCGACAGGTAGCGCTCATTGTAGCGCCCATGGATAGCACGGACGCTCTCCTTAAACTCCTCTAGAGACTTGACGTGGCCGTCCTCTCTAGTGAGAGATAAGCCCACCTCTCTTAGTGAGTGATAGGCCTTGAAGCCGGAGAAGATGAAAGCATTGTGCTCTAGGGCATCACGCACAGCCTTGGGGGTGGAGTGACTGAGGTGCTCGAGGGCAGGTCGTAGACACTCGTAGGTCTCACGTATAGCAGCAACTACTGGAGCATCTTGGAGCATCTTACGGCTGAACCGACCTTGCTTGTAGACATGTCGAGCCGCACGGCGAAAAACCTCAGCTCTATAAGTGCGTTGCTTATCCTCTTTGCCACCCTCTCTAGCAAGCTGGCACTTGGGACAGTCACAGCTATAGAGGTCGTCGAGCGCTCTATGTAGCTGGATGTATCGATCTGGTAGGGGGAGCTGGGCAACTCCCCCTAGGCGAAAAAATCGTCAGCTCGTGAGAGTTGCTTGCTCGCTTCACCCTCCTGCTTTAAAGAGCTGTCACGCTCGCCGATGATGGGGATATTGTACTTCTCGGCGAAGTACGCTGGGTCGATCTTGTAGTATTGGAGGATGCTGCGCTCTTCTTCGCGCATCTCCGCGTCGGTCATTTCATCACTGTAGTCCCACTCGAATGTGAGGCCCTTGAGGGGGAAGCCCGAGGCGATCATCAGAGGGAGGAGGCGGTCATTGATGATGTAGGAGAGGCGACGGGCGTCTGAGGCGCAGACGTTCTCGAAGATCTCCAGGTGCACCTCCGACTGAGAGAGGGAGGAGCCGTTGTCGATGGTCATCGTCTGGTTGAGGATGATCTTAGAGAGCTCCTTGTCGCATCGCTCCAGACGCTTGTCATAGACGTTGTAGGCATCGCCTCGACTCGTTTCCTCGAAGGAGATGGTAGTGCCCTCGGGGAAGACCCCGTAAGAGGCAGCCCCCATCGAAGCCATGATGCGCTCGATCTCATCGAGGTCAGCTCTGGTGGTTGCGGTCGTGTTGGCCACGCGCATAGGCATGCCGAATATCTCTCCGAAGGTATCCCAATAAGCTCCCATATTCTTCTTCGAAATGTAGTAGGGAGCACACTTGAGAAGGAGGCCTAAGTCGTGGGGCTTGCCTACCTCAATGAGCCAGCGGGAGAAGTCTCCTTCACGGAAGGGGATGCCACGCTTGATGTCGTCAGTAGGCTCACGTAGGATCACGCCATATTCGGGGATGACGTGCTTTCGGGGGATGAGGTCAGCAGAAGCAAAGCGCATACCTCGCTCGTCCTTGACGACCTCTCCCAGTTCGATAAGGCTATGCCCCCAGAAGGTGGCATCAAGGGCAAGGTCTAAGAAGTCACGGAACCACTCCCTACGAAATAGCTCAGATGCTTCGTCGCTCTCCGCGCCCTCCTTGTCGATGAGCTTGAAGGGGCGGGAGAGTGTCTTGCTCTTGCGTTGCTCAATAGCACCTGTGATATGACCATCAACGAGGGTGTCTGTATAGAGGTCGTAGAGTGCCAAGCGTCGGGGGTTGTCGACAGAGAGCGCTATCTGCCAAGCGTGTCGCCAGGTAGCGATGTCCTTGCGGGTAAGTGCATCCGCCTTACGGATGAGCTCGGCGGTGACGCGCCCACCTGTGCCGGTGATCTGTCGAGCGAAGCGCATCAGTCGTGCTTCGCGTTCCTCTAAAGTCAATTCAGCCATAGTCTAATAGTGATAGGTGCTCTTATCAATACTTCCAAATCTCAGGATGCCACCACTGGGGCCGCTCCCTCCAGTGTTGGGGTCAGTGAGGGGCGGGAGATCGGGGTCATTTTTGCCCGCTTGCACCGCCTTGAGCCAGTTGATGGACTCCTCATACCGGTCTTTCCATCGCTCCAGCCCCATCGCCTGAGGGAGGCGATGTGCCATCTGGTAGATGGCTATATGTACGATAGCTTGTACCAGCTGAGGGTTACGATCATCACCCGTCTTGTTGTAGGTCTCCTTGACATTGTAGCGGACTCTCAGATAACTAGCCGCCACCTCAAGGGCATACGCCTCTGCTTGCATCCACTCTTGAGGATGTTGGCTGATGATGGCTTGCTCACGCTCGGTGATAGCCATCCGATAGTCTTGCTCGTCGATGTACATAGTGGTTAGGCGTTAGGGTGAGTGTCATAGACGGCGCGCTGCAGAGCCACCTCGCGCAGGTCTGGCTTGATGTCAGCGTAGCAGTAGATGTGTGGTATGGGTGTCCGCTCGTCTCCCTCAACTTCGGGGATGATTAGCATGCGCTCGCTTGCAAGCTTTGCGAGACGCTTTGCGCGATAGGCGGCTATAAGGCATCGGATGCTGAATGCGATGAGACGAAGGGCGCGATAGCTATAGCGCCAAGATGTGACTAACATATTACCATTGATTTTTGATGCTGGTGGTGCGTCTGCCCACCTTGGGGGCGACACCGAGGGTGCGGGAGGATCGCTGAAGGCGCCAGATAGCCCCCTCGTCTGCGTCGGGGCCGTCATCGTGTCCGCGCATACCCTTCTCCATGGATAGGGTCTGCTCTACGGATACAAGCATGTCGGGAGATGACTTCTCCTCCTCATTATAGTAGACCTTCCCACGTTCCCAGAGAGGAGAGATCGCTTCGATACGGGCAAACTTGTTCTCCTTCTTCCTTCGGTCAGGGGAGATGGGGAGCTGGTAGCCACGGGCATTTCCTTCGGTGGCAAAGTCGTCAAGTAGGCTATCTTGCATAAAGCCCGCCTCCAGGTAGATGCGTAGGCTGGCACCTTCGCCTCTGACCCACTCATAGGTGTCGTAGACCCAGCGGACCATCTCTGATATTGAGCACTGACGCAGGAAGGCTTTGATATGGTGCAGCTCTCCTGAGGGGAGTGATCCCCATAGCTTGGCTGCCTTGTAGTCGTTCTTCGTCGTGCCTTTCCACGAGGGGTCGATGTATAGGACAATCTCACTATAGGAGGTGAGGCGGGGGAGCTTCTTATATTGGATCCACTCGGCGCGGAAGACGCTACCTGCCGTTATGGGGTTGTTCATATACTCCTTCTGGAAGGCGCGGTAGCCACTGAATGCTTCAAGCGCTGCTACCTCCTCCCGTGTCCACTTTGCGGCCCATGTAACCTCGCCCTTTGGGGTGAGGATGTTGACTCGGGAGACGTGGACGGTGGGGGTGTGGGAGATGTTGTAGAGTACGCTGGTCTTACTGATGAGGTTACCGACCATAATGAAGCGGCCACGGCCACCATCGAGCGCACCGAAGAGGGCCTCACGCACCCAGTCGGTGAGCTTATTGATGCGGTCTTGGTTCTGCACGATCTCGTCGTCATCAAGGTCGTCGATGACGATATAGTCGGGGCGGTGGGAGCGGTGGCGAAGACCACGAGGGGACTGTCCACGCCCCAGGGCGAAGAAGGCGACACCGTCCGAGGTGACGAAGCGCCCGACCTCCCAGGAGCCTGTAGAGACCTGCTGGCCGAAGTCGGCGATATAGCGCTGGTTGTACTCGAGCTCAGCCTGCACGTCCGAGAGCAGCGTCTGCGCGTTGGTCTCGCTCTTGCCAACTAATACCATCACATTAAGCTCTCGCTTGCCGAGGTAAGCGTGCGCCTTTAGCCAAAGAGGAATGAAGACATCCATGTGGGTGCTCTTGGCGTGGCCACGCGCCCACTGAAAGACCGCCTTGAGGTTGGGAGTGTCTCGGATCTTCTTTGCGGCTGCGAGGTGGAAGGGGGCGCTGGGGATGCTGCGCCCGAGGACCTCGTTATAGGTATAGTGGGGGAAGTAATACTCGACGAAGGCGTTGTAGTCCGACAGTAGATGGAGGATGCGCTTCCTCTGCTCGGTGGGGGTCTCCTTCGTGGCAAAGGCCGTAGCGCTCTTGACCTCCTCACAGCGCAGCTTCCAGCGCTCTATAGCTTCTTTATTCTTGATCGATGCCATGAGGGTAAACGTATTGATTACGCTACAAAGGTCGGGGGCAAGTAGTGGCTAATAAACTAATACTGAAAGGTCTGCACTGTTTCTGTGTGTCGGGGGATTGGCGGGCGATCTTTGCAGAGAAAACAGTCACAGACCCTATGAATACAGTAGTTATTAGTACATCATCCCTCAATTCGTATGGATCTCGAGTCCTTACCTCTGGAATTGACATTGCGCAGTACCAGCGCAACCCAGTGCTCCTCTATATGCATCGACGATACTCCCGAGAAGACGCCCCCATCGGACGCGTTGAGAATGTACGAGTAGATGGGGATAGGCTTCTTGGTGATCTCGTCTTTGATGAGAAGGATGATTTTGGCAAGAAGGTCGCTCAGAAATGGGCAGACGGATTCCTCAGAATGGTATCAGCAGGTCTCTCTATCGTTGAGCTGAGCGATGATCCGATGTATCTCCTACCAGGACAGAAGCGTATGACCATCACAAAGAGTAAGCTCGACGAGGTCTCTGTCGTAGATATAGGAGCTAATGACGATGCCATCGCCCTCTACAATGAAGCAGGAGGTCGCATCACGCTTTCTCAAGGTGACAATAGCCCAGATCTGCCATTGCTCAAAGACTCTACTAACCCCAATAATAAAGAAGTTATGAACGAAAAGATTGCCCTCGCTCTCGGCCTCTCCGCCGAAGCTACCGAAGAGCAAGCCGTGTCGGCCATTGCTCAGCTCAAGGCCGAGGTAGACCAAGCTAAGCAGCTGAAGCTCGCCCTCATCAACGAGCAGCTCGCCTCGGCTGTCCAGTCTGGCAAGCTCCCCAAGGAGCAGGAAGAGACCTACCGACAGATCGGGCTCACCATGGGCGCCGAGACCCTGCGTATCACGCTCTCCACGCTCTCTGCGCCACAGCGCGCCTCATCCATCATCCGCCCATCGGCACCGACGGATCCGGCGAAGTTCGCCAAGTTCACGGACATCCCCACCGATCGCCTTGAGGCCTTCAAGGCGGAGAACCCCGACGAGTATGCCCGCCTCTACACCGATCACTTCGGCTTCCCACCTCCCTCACTCTCCCGCTAATCACTAATCACCTATTAACTATCGATTAACTATGTGGAAATTCATCCGATCACTCCTGGTCGCACTTGCTGTGCTGCTCTCAGTGGTCTTCTTCAATGTCGTCATCGGCGCGGGTATCGCTGCGCTCCTGGGGCTCCCCCTGTGGACGGGTGCCGTCGCCCTCAACGTCCTGGCTCTGGCAGTAGGGCCCTTCGTCACCAGTCGTAACGTAGCCCGAGCGGGCGTGAATCAGGAGGTGTGGACGGGCGTCGTCCTCAAGAAGCTGCGCGAGGCGCTGGAAAACCTCGGCTGGTTTGCCGCGATCACTAATTACGACGAATATGTAGATAACGATACGATTCACTTCACCGAGCTGGGTGGTGACCCGAAGGTGCTGGTCAATAACACGACCTATCCGCTCAATATCTCCAACGTCACCGACGCTGACAAGCCTGTCTCTCTGGACAACTTCGAGACGGAGGCTACGTCCATCTCTGACAAGGAGCTTGACACCATCAGCTATGACAAGCTCGGCAGTGTGAGAGAGCGCCACAAGGAGGTCGTCGAGGAGCGCATCTACGTCAAGGCACTGCATGCACTCGCCCCCCAGAGTCACTCCGACGGCTCGCCTGTCCTGCTGACTACGGGGGCGACAGCTCCCGAGGGCGGACGTAAACAGCTATCCTTAGCTGACCTGCGACTACTGAAGAAGGCCTTTGACAAGTGGAAGACCCCCAAGAAGGATCGCATCCTGGTCCTCTGCCCTGACCACGTCCAGGACCTCCTCGCTGTGAGCGAGACCTTCACGCGACAGTACAACCTCGATAATGAAGATGGTCGTGTCGGTCGCCTCTATGGCTTCGACATCTACGAGTACACGGAGACCCCTGCCTACACGGTGGCATCGAAGACGAAGCTCGCCTTTGGCGCTATCGCCGGTAGTGGCACGGCTCCTGCCTCGGTAGCCTTCCACGCCAAGAGCTGTATGCGCGCAACAGGTAGCCTCACCATCTACGAGAGCCTGGCGAAGACTGACCCCCTCAATCACCGCAACCTCTACAACGTGCGCCAGAGAGCGATCTGCGCTCCACTGCGCTCTAAGGAGTGCCTCGCAGCTATCATCTCGGCTAACGCCTAACCTATGGCACAGCTGAAGTACCTCGTACTCCACTGCACCGCCACCCCCGAGGGGCGCGCTGTCTCCAGCGATGAGATCCGTCGCTGGCACACCGCCCCTCCCTCGCAGGGTGGGCGAGGCTGGAAGCAAGTCGGCTACACCGATATGATCCACCTCGACGGCCGTGTGGAGCGCCTCGTGAAGAACAATGAGGACGCCCAGGTAGACCCTTGGGAGGTAACCAACGGTGCCACGGGCTACAACTCCGTCTCCCGCCACGTCGTCTATGTGGGCGGCTGCGCCCGTGACGGCAAGACTCCAAAGGACACCCGCACGCCCCTCCAGCTGGAGGCGATGAAGCAGTACGTCCTTGACTTCCACCGCCGCTATCCAAGCGTCAAGATCATCGGGCACAACCAAGTGGCCCAGAAGGCGTGCCCCTCCTTCGACGTGCCTAAGTGGCTTCGGTCAATAGGCATCAACCAATAATTACTCTCCACCGATGGATCAGCTCCTCACCATCCTCCAGTGGCTGGTGCCTGCGGGAGGTTTGGGAGCGATCTTAGGGTGGCTCACTAACTCCCGAGTGCGCGCTGCTCGTACAGCCAAAGAGGTCCACGATACCTATAAGCAGATGTACGATGATCTGCACGACCAGCTACTCGATCTCAGTGATGAAAACAAGCATATCCGAGCAGACTTCTCCCGCCTCGAGCGCGCTGTCGCGATGGGCGCTACTTGTCGCCTGTGGTCTCAATGCCCTATTCGGCGCGAGCTGCAGCGTCCGCCGCTCCCAGACGTCTCAGTCTCATCGCATCGACAGCGTCAGCGAAAGGGTAGAGATCCGACCGACTCCAGTAGCTCTTCCCGAGACGAAGGCGACACTTCGCCTCCCCCTCTCGACCCTCCTTGATCTCCCCGAGGGCGCTGGCTACCATAGCCGCCAAGGGGTGACACGCATAGCACTCACCCGACGTGGCGACTCACTCGAGGCGACGGCTACCACCGATAGTCAGACTGTCCTGCCCTCCATAGAGGAGCGTGCTGCCAAGCACATCACTCAGGCGACGACCACTGCCCTCACCAAGAGCGAGGCCAAGGCGGGCTTAGCCGACACCCTCCCCTGGACCCTCATCGCAATCCTTATACCCATAGCAAGTATCATCTTATGGCAAAGAAGAAAGTAACGCCCTCCGAGGGCGAAGAACTCCAGCCCACCGACCCCATCACACCCACCTCCCCCGAGGAGACGGGGAGTGAGCCTACCCCCACCGAGGAGGCTCCCAACAAAGACGCAGCGGAAGAGCCCGTAGAAGGCGCTGACACCCCACCAGCTACCAAAGAGCCCCCCACCGAGGAGTCTCCCAACGAAGACGCAGCGGAAGAGCCCGTAGAAGGCGCTGACACCCCATCAGCTACCGAAGAGACCCCCACCGAGGAGGCTCCCAACGAAGACGCAGCGGAAGAGCCCGTAGAAGGCGCTGACACCCCATCAGCTACTGAAGAGACCCCCACCGAAGAGGAGGGCGCCCACGGAGCTGCTGAGACGGATGAAGCTGCCGAAGCTGAGGATACCCAAGAGGATGAAGCCCACGAGTCAGAGGACGTAGCCCCTACGGCACTCTCTGACCTCGCCGCTCAGATCCTCCGAGACCACGACCTTAAAGTTGTCTTCCTCACCAGCGACGGCACCGCCTTCTACGGCTACTCCGATGCGATCAACTACGCACAGACTCTCGAGAGCAAGGAGGTCTATCACTTCTTCGCCACCCCTCCTACGGATGACGAGATGCGTGAGCTCCTCCCCCCATCACTCCGACCTAAGCACCTGCAAGCCTCCTAACTATGAATAGTGTAAAGATCCTCCGACAGAATGGCGGTATCCCCGCTGCATTGCCAGGAGAAGACCACATCACGGGGATGCTCTTCTACCTCGCCACGCTCCCCACGGCCAAGTCGGGCATCACCGATGGCTTCTCCGCCACCGAGCGCATCCGCCCCGTCTCGACCATCGAGCGTGCCGAAGAGCTGGGTATCACCCCCGACAACGCCAGCTGGGAGATCCGCCTGCTGCACTATCACCTCTCCGAGGTCTTCCGCACCAACCCCGGCATCATCCTCTATCTGGCCATCTACGCCAAGCCTGCGGGCGGGAGCTACACCTTTGCTGAGCTCAAGACCCTCCAGCGCTACGCCTCGGGTCGTCTGCGTCAGGTAGGCATCTGGATCGGCGATAAGGTGGCTGATGCCTCACTCGTGACGACCCTCCAGGGCGTCGCCGAAACCCTCGACAGCGAAGAGATGCCTCTATCTGTCCTCCTTGCCCCGAAGGTCACCGCCCCTGTAGCCTCCCTGCCTACGAACCTCGCAGGAGGTGGCAAGAGCCGTGTGTCTATCCTCATCGCCCAGGACGGCGAAGGCGTTGCCAAGACCCTCTATACCGACGCGGCCAACAATGCGGCCAAGGCTTCGGTCTCCGCGCTGGGTACCTTCCTCGGCGTCCTCTCACGTGCTGCCGTCCATCACTCCATCGGCTGGGTGCAGCAGTACCCTCTCGGGCTTGCCCTCCCAGCCTTCGGCGACGGGACGCTCCTGCGCACCCTGGATAAGGCTATTATCGACACGCTCGACAAGGCGCGCTACATCTTCGCCGTTACCTACCCAGCTATCGGCGACTGCTACGCCTCCGACAGCCACACCCTCGATGAGCCTACCAGCGACTACAATGCCATCGAGCGAGTCCGCACGATGGACAAGGCCGTCCGCGGAGTGCGGAAGTACCTCACTCCCGAGCTGGGCGGCAACATCTATATCGACAAGGAGACGGGCAAGATGCAGGACTACACCGTCAAGCACCTCGAGGGGGTAGCCTCTCGAGCCCTCGAGGAGATGGAGCGTGCCGGTGAGCTCTCGGGATACCGCGCCTACATCAACCCCGAGCAGTCGGTGCTGGCCACCTCAACTGTCGAGGTCGTCATCCGCGAGATCCCCACGGGCGTCCTGCGCTCCCTGCAGGTCAAGATTGGTTTCACTCAAAAACTCTAACACATGGCAACAGTAGACCGCAACGGCATCCCCTTAGTCAACGGCATCCTCTACGGCTGGGCTGAGGTCCTTGTCGCCATCGCTGGCGTACCCCTCACGGGCATCACGTCCGTCGAGTACAGCGACAAGCAGGAGGTGACGAACAAGTACGGCGCAGGGCGCTACCCTGTAGGCCGTGGACTTGGGCGTATCTCCTCCGAGGCGAAGATCACCCTCTACCTCGAGGAGGTTATGGCACTGCAAGCGAAGAGCTCCAACGGCCGTCTGCAAGACCTCGGTATGTTCGACGTCTCGGTGAGCTATCTGTCTCCCGCTGGTGTCGTCATCACCGATGTCGTGAAGAACTGTCACTTCTCCGAGACCTCGCGTAAGGCGAGCGAAGGGGATACCGACATCAAGGTAGATCTCACCCTTACCCCCTCACACATCGTGTGGGGCGCAAAGGGTGCTTAATCACTAATTAATCATTGAATAATGGAACAGAAGAAGCGCATCGGCGAAGCATCGCCCGAAGAGCTGCTCACTATGCAGGGGAAGTATGGTAAGATCAAGGTGGTCGAAGTCGAGGACGACGGAGAGACCTACTGTGTCTACCTCAAGCGTCCCGACTTTGAGACGCTGAAGGCCGTCACTAAGGTCTCTAAGACTGACGAGCTCGAGGGTACGAAGGTCTTCATCCGTAACTGTATGGTAGGCGGGGCGAGCGAAGTCCTCGACGATGCCGTGCTCCTCGTGGCCGCCGCTTCAGCAGCCTCCTCTCTCCTCACCTCAGCCAAGGCCGTACTAAAAAACGTGTAGAGGCGCACGCCCTTAACCCCGACGATGCCAGCGATGGCATCGTCAAGGGGTGCGCCCTCATCCGACACTGGCTCCACCTCGACCCCGACACCCTAAACGAAGAGGACTGGGCCAGCGCACTGACCCAGTCCCTATGGCTGGAGAATCGGTATATGGATGTGATGAAGTCGTCTATTGCCTCTGCTCTCTCTGGTAAGGACGGTTAGTTGTCACTGTGAGCTGACCAGAAGTTGATAAAGCTATCGGATAGACCGCCCTCCTCCTTGCCTCTCAGAGAGTCAATGAACGACATCACTCCAGCGATGGGGATCATCAGTAAGAAGAGCATCGCCAGAATCGAGAACAGGACTATTACAGCCATATATAGATAGCCGAAGAGATCTACAAGCATTATCGTTTCGTCTTTAGTTCACCCGCTAAGATAGCCATTTAGTATGAATACCTCCTCCTTCAATTATCTCTTCGGTATTGACGGCAACTTTACCGTCAAGATGGAGGAAATGAATCGAGCCACGAGCGAGTTTACAGCTCAGGTACAGAAGTCTCAAGGCGTGTTTGATCGCTTTGTTGGGATGGCTGCTAAGGTAGATATCCTTAGCAATGGTGTCACAAAGATGGCGCAAGCCTTAGGGGACATCGTTCAGCCAGGCATCGCCCTCAATACCTCGATGACTGACCTTCATGCGGTCACAGGGGTCACGGGTGAGGGCCTCAAACAGATTGAGAGCTATGCACGTGACACGGCTAAGGCATTCGGCATCGACGCAGCTGGGGCAGTAGAGTCCTACAAGCTCATCCTCGGACAGCTCTCCCCCGAGCTGGCAAAGAGTCCCGTCGCACTCAAGGCGATGGGCGAGCACGTCGCCACCCTCTCCAAGCTGATGGGCGGTGACGCCACGGCTGCTGCCGAGACGCTTAACACCGCGATGAATCAGTACGGCGTCGACCTCTCCGACCCGATCAAGGCGAGCGAGGAGATGGCACGGATGATGAACGTGATGGCTGCCGCTGGTCAGGAAGGATCTGCCGAACTCCCCCAGATTAAGGAAGCTCTTGAACAGGCTGGTATGGCCGCCAAGGGTGCAGGCGTCAGCTTCGAGGAAGCCAACGCAGCTATCCAGGTACTCGACAAGGCTGGGAAGAAAGGAAGTGAGGGCGGTATAGCACTACGCAATGTCATAGCGACCCTCTCTCAAGGACGCTTCATCCCCAAGGATGTCCAGAAGGAGCTAAAGAAAGCTGGGATCAATGTGACGGACCTTGCCGACCGTGGCAAGAGCCTCAAGGAGCGACTGGAGCTCCTGCGCCCCGTGATGAATGATGCTGCGCTCTTTGCCAAGCTCTTCGGCAAGGAGACCACCAACGCCGCTATGGCTCTTGTCGGTGGCACCGAGGAAGTAGGTAGATATACCGAAGCTATCCAGGGCACGCAGTCAGCCAATGATCAGGCTGCTGTCGTGATGGAGGGCTTTGCCGAGCGACAAGCTCGCATCCGTCAGCAAATAGAGGACTTCAAGATCACCATCTTCAACGCCACGGGCGATGTCTCTTTGTGGGCAGGAGCGCTTTCCGATGCCCTTATCCCGCTGGCTCAGCTGATGCCCCTGCTGTCGGGAATGCTCCCGATTGTGAAGGGCGTATCTATCTGGATCTTCCAGGGTGCAAAGGGCCTATTTCTCTTCGGTAAGGGTGCACTTACAGCCCTTGTGGGGGTAGGGAAGCTTGCCGCGACCCTCCTGACCCGTGGTGCCACGGCCCTCTTCTACTATATCGGATCGCTGGTTACGGGTGGTAGTGCTCAGCTGGGCTTTGCTATGATGTCACAGCTTGCCTTTGCATCCTTCAAGACGGCTGCCGTCACGGCGTGCCGCACCGTCAGCGCAGCCATTATGTCTATCCCTCTCATCGGATGGATAGCCGCTGCCATCGCAGCCATCATCGCCCTCGGAGTCTACTTCTGGAACACATCTGCAAAGTTCCGAGCTACACTTAAAGGGCTGTGGGCTGCCTTTAAGGCGGTGTTCTCCAATATCTGGGAGATGGCCAAGACCGTCTTCTCGGGTATCGGTGATCTCATCAAGGCTGCCTTCAGTCTCGACGGTGATGGTATCTCCGCTGCCATCAGCAAGATGACAGGAGCCTTCTCCAAGTTTGGGAAGGAGACGGGTAATGCCTTTAAGGAAGCCTATGATCAGGAGATGAAGGAGAGCGCCGAAGCCGAGAAGTCCAAAGGCAAGGGGGAAGGCTCCAATGCTGGAACTCAAGGTGGAATAGGTGGGAATGTTGATCTCCCGATAATATCCACTCCTGGCGGGGGTGGCGGAGGCTCAACAGACTCCTCCAGTAGGCACTCAGGTGGCGGTGGCTCAAGTAAGGCGGCCAACGTGACCATCCATATCGGCAAGCTCGTCGATAACCTCACCATCAAGACCTCCAACCTATCAACTGACCCATCCGAGGTCAAGGGCATCATCACCGAGCTCCTGATCTCCGCAGTCAATGACGCCAACCTCGCAATACAGTAACTATGCTAACCATTATCCAAGGTAACGACACGACCGTCTCGGTGCTGCTGCACAGCCAGTCGCTCACCCTCCCAGACAACGAGGGCGGGAGCTATGTCGAGCGGTCAAAGATAGACCTCAGCCAGGCAAAGGATATTTCTGTTCGCCTCATCCCTTACATGCGCTGGCGACCTATCACACCTTCCTTCGAGGTCAAGGGTAGTACGATCAGCATCCACTACCCAGCGTCAATTCAGCTGGTAGGTAAGTGGGATGTCGAGATCACCTTCCTAACGCCCGAGGGCGGTGGCTATCGTCAGAATAGAGTGCGCCAAGCCTTCGCTGAAGTCATCGCCTGCACCAAGGGAGCTAACAGCCCCGAGGCCTACGTCATCACTGCCGATGTCGCTCAAGCTGTGCAAGGTGCCAAGGGAGATCCAGGTGACAAGGGGGATCCGGGGAAAAGCAGCTACGAGATGGCACAGGAAGAGGAAGGCTTTAAAGGCACAAAGCAGGAGTATCTAAAAAGCCTGCACGGAGCACCAGGCAAAGACCTCTATCAGGCAGCTGTCGAGCGTGGCTACAAGGGCTCCTTTGATGACTTCCTCGAGAAACAAAAGGGAGAGCCTGGTGCCCCAGGTAAAAGTAACTACGAGCGCGCAAAGGAGCTTAAGGGCTTCGAAGGCACGGAGGAAGAGTACCTCGACAGTCTCCACGGAGCCCCAGGAGAGGGCATCTACAAGATGGCTGTGAGAAAAGGATTCGCCGGATCAGAGGAGGACTACCTCAAGAGCCAAAAGGGAAAAGATGCCTACGACGACTACCTGGAGACAACAACTGACAACCCAAAGAAGAGTAGAGGCGAGTGGGCGGCTATCAACGCTATCACCACACAACTGCTCTACCGCATAAACAAAGGAACAGGCGCACCGATGAACGAACAGACATTATCAGCGGACCAGCTTATGGAGCTTGACCGCCACCGACGCAGCATGATCAAAGCCCTACGAGATAAGGGTGTTCAGGTATCAGACGCCATCGGGCTTGATGCCATGCCCGAGAAGATCGGAAAGGTTAAGAGTTACGTTCTCACTGTACATCGATCCAAGCAGTTCCTCGATTGGAAGGATGTCTCCTTCCCACCTCTTAAGCTCAGCGACGATTACCGTCCTGCTGATATCAGCTGGTGCTTTGCCCGTAATCGTTTCCTCACGGAGCTCCCCGACTTCGCAAAACTCGGCGAAGCCTCCATTATGAGCTCATTTGCCCGAGAATGCTCTGCCCTCACTACCGTCACGCTACCAGACATTCCTAAGGTGACAGCCATAGATAGCGCCTTCAGTAGTTGCTCTGCCCTCACTACTGCTACCCTGGGGGATATGCCAAATGTGTCTAATGCGTCGTGGTTATTTTCCGGTTGCTCTGCCCTTACTACGGCTACCCTGGGAGCTATACCAAAGACCGTGTCCTCGCAAGGGATGTTTCACGAGTGCCGTGCCTTAGGGAGCGTGACGCTTGACTCCACTGGGGGTGAGATAACGGATATATCGTACCTATTCAACCAGTGCACCCGACTGGAGATAGTAACTGGCGTAATCGACCTGAGCCGTGTGACTAATACAGGCAACGCCTTTTCTGGTTGCGGAATTCTCCGTGAGGTGCGCCTTAAGGGGCTTAAGGTCGATCTCGTCCTGTTCGACTGCGTTAATCTCTCCGTGGAGAGCGTCAAGTACCTCGTTGACAACCTCCAGCAGTCTACGGGCAAGAGCATCACTCTTCCCCGAGCTTGGCAACAGGCTCATGAGGCTGAGGCTAAGTCATACGCACAGATAGCAGCTACCAAGGGCTTCGCACTAACTTTCAGATAGGACAGCTATGGAAATAATCGAATTACAGGAGAAGGCGGGCTATATGTACGTCAATGCCGAGCATCGCATCGTGGTCTGCTTCGGATACTGCCCAGCGGCCGGCGCCCATCTGTGGGTACTCACGCCCGAGGATGAAGCACTCGCACTCGAAGCGCAGTGGAAGGCTGAGGACGAGCGAAAGAGACTGGAGGAGGAGCTGCGCCATAGTGAAACTTATACAAGTTAATATGACAGCACGAGAACGTGAAGAGAAGCGCGAGTTAGCGCGCCTCCTCTACCTACAAGGTAAAGAGCAGAAGAGCATAGCCGTGAGTGTCAACGTATCGGAGGCTACTATCTCGAAGTGGGTGCAAGCTGGTCAGTGGCAGTCGCTACGTGCTGCCCAACATATCACCCGCCCCGAGCTGGTGAATAAGATCTTGCTCTCCATCGACAAGCTTCTCACCGATGCGCTCCAGAGTAATGACCCCGCGGCGGCTGCAAGCCTCGGCAAGCAGCTCAAGGGGTTCAGCGATGCGATCGAGAAGCTCGATAAGAAAGCCAATGTAGTTACGGCCATTGAGGTGTTTATAGCCTTTGGAAAATGGATGGAACACAGAATGTCTATAGATACAGACCTCACACCAGAGCTCATTAAGACTATCACGAAGTATCAAGACCTGTACGTCACACAGCTGATGGCGTCACCTAACCAATAGCAATGAGTACTCTATCGACAGTACTACCAATATCCATCACCGCAGGGAAGGTGATGCTTTACCGCTTCCCTGGCAGTGGTAAGGGCGCACACTCCTATAATAAGGAGGGACGGGAGTTTACACCTTCTCCCGTCGGTGTGCCTATCACAGATGCTGCCGACTGGCTCGGTGCCTACACACTTTGCCACCTCCTCCTGCGTCTCGAGGATGGTACAGAGCTGAGCATCCCTGACGCTGTGGTGGCGATGACTCGCACCAAGCAGATCGTCACTACCCAAGTGGTGGGGATGGTGGGCACGGTGAAGGAATATATATCTGATGGCGATTTCGATATCAACATAGCTGTCGGTATCCAGGGCGTCGAGGATGGTAAGGTAGCGAACGTCTATCCCGAGGAGGGCCTTCGTGAGCTCCGCAAGTACCTTGAGGTAGACAAGCCTATCAGCGTGCAGAGTGCCTTCTTCGACCTCTTCGAGATCAACCGGCTTGTCCTCAAAAGCTACTCCCTGACCCAAGGCACCGAGAGCAACTACCAGGAGCTAACCATCAGTGCGCTCTCTGATAACGAGTACAACGTCTTCTCCACCGACTACTAAGCTATGTATCGCCTTACCGCCCGCGTCGAGATTGAGTCCGAGCGCAAGTGGGTAATCGACAAGATCACCGCCTGCGAAATCGAGCGCTCAACAGATGACCTCACCGACACCTGCAAGCTCACGCTTCCTAAGCGTATGCTCTGGGACGCAAAGGAGGGTGCACCGCTCCGACGTGGTGACAAGGTGCGCATCTCCCTTGGTTATGATGATGACTTGCAGCTTGCCTTTGTCGGCTATATCCGCGAGATCGGATTCAAGACCCCTGTAGTCATCGAGTGCGAGGATGAGATGTACCAGCTCAAGAAGCAGGCGACGGTCAAGAAAGCCTATCGCAATGCCTCTCTATCGCAGATCCTCTCCGACCAAGGGATCACCGACTTCAAAGTGCTCGGTGAACAGACCCTCGGGGCTTACCGGATCAAGGCGGACAATGTGGCCGCCCTCCTGGGTGAGCTCAAGGAGCAGGGCGTGCGTAGCTTCTTCCGCTACGAGGATGGGAAGCCCATCCTTTACTGTGGTGTCGTCTTTGACCGTGAGGCGTCAGGCAAACCCTCGCAGGTCATCTCCTCGGGCATCAACCTCATCAGCGACTCCTCCCTCAAGGAGCAACACGGAGACACCATGCGACTCAAGATAAAAGCCATCTCCTTCCAACCAACGGCCAAGAAGGGGAAGACGAAGAAGATCAAGCTTGAACTGGGCGACGCTGACGGCGAGCTCCGTACCCTCCACACCTACGGCAAGACGGAGTCAGAGCTTCGTGCCTGGGCAGAGCAGGAGCTGCAGCGTCTGAAGCGTGACGGCTTGGCTGGCAGTGTCACGACCTTTGGAGCTAAGCTCCTTGACAAGCTCGACACCGTAGGCATCATCATAGACGGAAAGAAGAAGGGTGTCTATCAGGTAAAGAAAGTAACCATCAAGTACGGTACCGAGGGGCTTCGCCAAGACGTGACTCTCGGCTTCCGTGTAGCAGACTAATATGAGCCAAATAGCAAGACTTATCGGACAGCTCTCAGGCACAACTACCCCCGTGCTGAAGGCGTGCATTGTCACCGCTGTAGACCGCACCTCACGCAGTGTCGACTGTGAGCCCTTGGACGAGGGCGCACCCATCCTCGGCTGTTCGCTCCAGGGCGACCAAGAGGGTGAAGATGGCTTCCTCCTCCTCCCCAAGGTGGGGAGTTACGTTATCGTGGGGTTAGTCGACGGACAAGATACAGGTGTCGTGCTTCTCACCGACGAGCTCGACGCTCTTGAGGTCAAGATCGGCGACAAGACCCTCCACTTCACCTCCGAGGGTATCGTCTTCAACGGAGGGGAACTCGGCGGCATCATCAAGATAGAGGAGCTGACCACGAAGCTCAACACCATCGAGCAGGACATCAACTCCCTCAAACAAGCCCTCTCCACCTGGATACCTATCCCCTCTGATGGCGGTGCTGCCCTCAAGTCTGCCGTCACCTCATGGGCTGGCAAGCAACTCCAGCAGAGCAAGCGTGGTGACTACGAAGACAAGCTCATCAAGCACTAACCCCCATCATCCCTCCTCATTATGTTAGGCATTCTTCTCTCTATCGACACAGGTGACTTAGACCTCTCTAAGGGGCGTCTTTCCCTTGGTGAGGTTCGCGAGCAGACAGCCGCCTTCCTCCTTGAGGCTGTCCCTGGTGAGTTCGGCGAATATCCGATGCTGGGGCTTGCTATCCGCAAGCATCTGGCTGGTCCTGGAGACCCGATGCTCCCAACCGCCACCATCAAGCAGATGCACTACTGTAGCATCCCCGCTGACCGCTTCCTTCAGACCCCCTCGGGCTACGAACTTACCTTCAAATAACCCCCTATGCCTCGCTCCATCTCCGACATCCGACGCGAAATAGCCGCAGCCTATATCGCCGATCCGAATATCCAGCACGCCTACAAGCTTACCGCTGGCAAGACTTTCGAGGAGCAGTTCAGTAAGGTCTCGCTGGAGAGCATCCTCTTCTGGGCTTTCGCCTCAGCCGTCTACACCCTCGAGTCCCTCTTCTCCAAGCACCGCACCGAGGTCGCCCAGCTCGTCAGCGAAGCCGAACCCCACACCCTACGCTGGTATGCTCAGCGTGCCAAGGCTTACCTCCACGGCTATTCCTTGCCTCCCTACAAAGACCGCTACGACCTCTCCTCCATCTCCCCCGAGGAGCAGGAGCGTGCCGCCGTGGTGCGCTATGCCGTAGCCTCCGAATATAGAGGTGTCGTGCACATCAAGGTCGCTGGGGCTGCCGAGGATAAGAAGCCCATAGCCTTGCCCTCCACCACACTCACCGCCCTGACACGCTACCTCGAGGTCATCAAGGATGCTGGGGTGCAGCTACGTGTCTCCTCAGCCTCTGGGGACGAGCTGCGTCTGACCCTTAGCCTCTATCTGACCCCCTCCCTCCTAATTAATGGGAAGCCCTCGGACGACTTAGATAAGCGCATCCGCCATACTATCGCCAGCAATGTCGCTGACCTCCCCTTCGATGGTGTCTTCCGCCCCGCTGACCTCGTCATCGCCCTCTCCAAGCTCTCGGGGGTCGAAGCCTCCGAAGTGACTTACGCTGCCGCACGACCCTCCTCCTACGACTCCTTCACCCCCTTCACGGGCTATCACCGCCCTTCGGCTGGCTACTTCCTCCTCTCCGACTTGACCCTCAACTACAAGCCTTATGAACCCTACACCGACCGATAGAATAGACTGGAGAGCCCTCATCACTGATGCCCTGCCTTCCTTCCTGCGCTGTAGCCTCGTCATCGCCCTCCTGCTGGCGGTGACGGCTCCCCTGCGTAGCCTCTATGACCGCTTCCTCCTGCTCCGTGATGCCGACCGCTACCACGTCCAGCACAACGGACAGGTCTGCCACCTCCTCGGCATCTTGGAGGACAAATATCCCTCCGCCCAAGGCATCCACTACCGCATCGAGGATGTCCTTCCCTCGGGGCGCGTCGTGGATACCTTCCCCGAGAAGCGCCCCAACGTCCCCATAGCCAAGCCCAACGCTTCCCAGGGCGTCCTCGACACCATCCAAGAGGGCTTTCCCGACCGCTCCAGCTTCCGCGTCTTCGTCCCACGTGATGTCTACGATACTCACCTTCGGGAAGTGAGCTTCCTCGTCGAGCGGTATAAGCTCCTGACCCGAACGCCCATCTTCCTCCCCACTGACCGCTGATTAATCACCCTTTAATCCCTATTCAACCAATGGATATAGCTAACTACAAGACCACCGTCAACCGCGCTGGCCAGGTCGGTCACTACCCCCTCTCCACCGATACCCTCGACTTCATCCAGGAGCAAATCAAACTCCTGCAGAAACTCTCGGGGATGGCTGGATACCAGCATCCGTGGGTCATCCGTTCCCCTAACTCATCCTCCGACGGCATCCTGCTCTACAATGACGAGCTCCTCCCCATCGAGCCCATAAGTATCCCCTTGACCAAAGGGACTACTTATGACCTGTGTCTCCGAGAGCGCAAGCAAGAGGTGCAGACGCTCGAGGATACTTACCGAGATGCACGCCTCTACAGGACTGCCTACATCGCCGCAAAGGGAACGGATGGAGCTATCGGCTCGGTCGAAGCTACCTCCACCTCCAGCGTCCATACCCCCAGCACCTTCACCTTGGCGCAGCTGGCCACCTCCGTCACCTCAGTAGAGAACTTAGAAGTAAGTACTGAGCCAGGGAAGGCGATACTGACAACGACCGATATCGACTCCAGCTGGCTGGGGAGAAAGCGTTTATACCTTGCCTCCAGCCGATGGGCTGGGGATTTTATCTCATCATATGAGTTAGATGGAGCTCAACTTACGACCCAACTCTTAGAAGGAACAAGCAAAAGCTTTATCCAAGAGTTAGAAACGAAGGATGGGGTACGCTATAGACGAAAATATAAGCATCCATATGAGGAGGAGGAAATCAACGACGAGGAGACTGGTGGTACAAATGATTCTCGATGGAAGTGCTTATCAAATCAAATTATAGGGTCTTGTCATCTTGAAATTGATCCTGAAGGCAAGTCGGTTCAGATAAGCCACGCTCGAGGAATCCTTAGTAGACCCAAGGTGTCGGTAGCTTCTCCCAGCAGCATTAGTATCCATCCTGGAGTAGAATTGGAGATGAATGGCCCTCGACATTCGAGGGTGGAATGTCGTCCTTTACACAATCTGGGTGGATCGTTGTCGCCAGTGCCTGTCGGGGCTTCTTATGTGCAGACGGGTGGCATGATTAACATTTCATTCGATCGGACTAAGGTTTCAGGTTATTTACATCTCTTGCTCACGATTGTGTCGTTATAAAGTTATCGGGTGAAACATCTCTATGTTTCACCCGATAAACTTATAGTTCGTGATGTTTTTTTGTAGCGTTTCGTTTTCCCACCTTGCTGCAATTCGTTTGCGAAAATCGCCGCATTTCGTTTTCTGCATTATATAATGAGTCTGTCCGTCTGTAGTAAGGAGAGGAGCATTCTCCTATTGTACTTGATGGTAGTGAGGGTACTCGGCACTGCGGAGTTGAGAGAAGGGTGCTCCCTCGTGCGGTATGGCTACGGCAGTGTGAGCTGAGATGAGAGGGGACAGGACGCGGGATAGGAGTATAAAAGAAGCGACTCAGAGCATCACTCCTGACAGCTGTCTTCGGAGTGAACTCTGAGTCGCTTGGGCTTATCGTAGTCGAGCTACGTGAGGCTCTTGGCTGTAGTGGATGACTTAGATAGTATTGTCATCCCATTCACCTGCATCCTCGATGTCATCCACGTCTCCGCTTATGGAGAAGTTGACTAGGATATTCTGAGCACCTTCTAGCTCAAGGAAAGCTGCTTCGGGACGCTCGTAGCGCTCTTTCTTTTGTTGTATATTCATATTCATCTGTGTGCTTAGCGCTTGATATTGAATGTGTGGGAGACGATGAGTCCATCTCGCTTCAGAGGCTTGAGCTTCTGTATAGTTCCAGTTTCTGTAGATCCAGGCTTACCGTCATATAATACGGAGAATACAGGACCCTCGAGTCTACCGCCTGATTCAGTCTTGTACAGTGGTAGATATATGAGCCACTCTTTCTCGTCAAATGGATCAATAGGCTTGCGAGTGGTGAAGAGGAGGTTGATGTAGCGATCTGTATACCCTGAGCTCCCTGCATCTGTTGCGATCGTAGGAGGGACCAGTTTCTTCTTTCTCGTCCCCGGGATTTCTACTCGAGTGGGGTGCTCAAACACAAGGTCACCACGGCCGACTTTGTCAATCTTCATCCCTTTGATTACATGGGGAGCACTGTCGTTATTGTAGATTCGGGCCTTGATGATCGTGCCGAGCATTCTTAACTTCACGTTAGAGAAGACAATCTTGCCGTCAACCACGCCAGTAGGCTTCACTTCGGACGCTATGAAGATAGGACGGGTAATGCCTGTCCGAGCTCCCTGAGCGACCCAGTAGTCGATGGGCTTCGTTAGATCGAGGTCGGTAGGGAGTGTATATCTAGTACGGGAGGTATACATAGGTTGGCTATCCCAAGCGCTTACGTTGCCACCCCGCACCTCAAATCCTACGACGAGTGTCATTCTTAGGGTTTCTGGATCGGTGTAGACCTTGGCTTTGTCTCGGCGTGCATGAGGTTTGAGGTGATCCTGGAAGAGTTTCTGGTTTGGGTCGATCTGATCTTGCTTGAAGTAGAAGGAGCTAACCATACGACCATCAGGGCCTGGCGTATTGTTTATACCCAGTACAATCTGACGCATCACATAAGGGGCATCCTCAGAGCTGGCATCTGGTTCGTCGTTGTAGAAGCAGACGAGAGCGGGGATGTCCGTGCCATTAAAGAATGGCGTGTAGGACGTGCGTCCATTCTTATCATAGGGCTGGAATTCGAGACCACGAGCTAGCTCTCCTGGGAGCTCAATCTGTCCGCTCATGGAGATGCTTACGCCACTCTTGTCCTTCTGTTCCTGCTGTACTGCAGGCTCATTGCTCTCCTTGTTGCAAGCACTGAGTAGAGCCAGAGAAGCAAGCATTAAGATACTTTTCTTCATTGAATGTTGTTTAATAACTGCTGTATGATTCTGTTTTCAGAGTCCTTGAGCTATACAGCTTGGCACAAGACTCCTAGGATCACTCCATAGAGGGTAGTTGCTTCTCTCGCTGATCCGTCAGGGATCACTATGGGTCAGAGAGCATAGCTACCAAGATGAAGAGGTGTCGTTTGTGCTAGTAAAGCAAAAATGAAAAGAGTGCGAGGGCAGATAATGGGCCATCCTCGATTTTTTCTTTTGTAGTGCGACCGGCCTCTTCAATTGCACTGCAAAGGTACAAAAAAATAATTATTCACACTTCATGTTAGCTCTTTAGTGCGGACAGGCGCATAATCGTGTATTTCCTTACTAGAGCTCTAGGTTGAGTAGCTGTAGCGGGTTGAGCTTGGCCAGCAGCATCTGTACGTGCGGGATGGACTTACCGAGCTTCGTCTTGAGGCACTGCAGGATGAAGAGGTCGATCTTGGCCAGTAGCTCCATATTCTTGGCCCCTTCGCCTGCAGGCCTGCTCCAACCGTCCTCGCTGAGGTACACGTCCAGCATGTAATGCAGCAGGTTCTCTATCTTCCAGTGATCACGAATGGCTCGGAAGACACGCTTGCTATCTTCCAACGAACTAATGCAATAGGAGATCTTTATCGTCACCTTGCCCGAACGCTTGTCGTAGCGCTTACGGCTAAGCTGGTGGATGCTTTTGATCCCAGCCCAGTCCTTAAAGGCGTAGGAGTCCTCTAGCATTTCGGGGTTTAGGAGAAGGCTCTTCATCTGCCGCGTCTCAATACGCCCATGCCCTAGGTCTTCCTTCTTGTTGAATGTGAAGCCCTTGTTTGTTCTCGGTAAGCTATCTTCGAGCTCTTGGAGTAGAGCAGGCTGATTGCTATTTACCTGAAGCTGGTAGTGGCTTCCGACCTCAAGGCCTTGCTCTGCGCCCTGCCGCTGGCAGCCCAAAGGATCGATGGAAATGAGAGCATCAGCAACATATAGTTCATCCAAAAGCTGACGGATGGAGTCCAGCTCGTTGCGCTTGACGGGCACGGTGCCTACCGAGAGGTCAAGCTGAAGATGAGGGGCATAGGCCGATACGATGTGCGACTCAGTGTCAGGGCTGGGCTTCTTGACGCCACGCATAGTCTTGCCATCGATACAGATCTGCCGCGTCTCTTCGTTCCACCGAAGTAGGGCAGCGCTCCAGTCCTGATAGGCTCGCTTGAAGCCCTGATGGGGGATGACTTGCAGGGCTCGATTGAGCGTGTCGTGTGTGGGGGGGGGACATGCTCTCGAGCTCCTCCCCGAAGAGCTGCTTGTAGAGCTCCCTGAGACTGGCCTCGTGTGCTTGGGCGTAGTCATGCTTGGTGTAAGAGTCATGCTTGGAGATGCTGGCACAGAAGGCGATGAGAAGAAGGAGAGGTAACGGGTAGCGCTTGTTCTTATCGCTACGGTGGTCGTCGATTAGACTGAGGCTGCTAATGAGGCTAGAGGATTCCATAGCTTAAAAAAGTGAGTGTTGATGGAACAAGCTACGCAAGTTTGCCCGCCGAGCAACATTATGCGTCAGCCCTCGGGGATACAATGCTTCTATCAGCGTCAGCATTATCTCTGGCAATAAGTAGCACGCTTTCGGCTTTGTTGTTTAGCTCAGTGCCAATGTGCCCACGTGCATTGTCGTCTCCCTTGTTGAGATGAAGGACCGTCTGAATATGGATGTTCTGCTCGCCTGTCCATTGCATTAGGTCTCCGACGAGCTTGGTAGCTTCAGTGGAGCGGTTGATGTCATGCATAAGATCACGGATGCCATCAATGATGACGAGCCCTACATCAGGGGTGTGGTAGATGGCGTAGCGAATGATGGCCCTGCGGATCTCGGGCTCAGCGATGGCTCTCAAGTGGCTGAAGTGTAATACTCGGGCTCACGGTCAAGTGGAAGTCCAGCCAAGTGTAAGATGCGCTGCATGACGAGCTGGCAATGATAGGGGCTTTGTTCGGTGTCGAAGTAGAGAATGTTGCGCTTGGTCTCAGGAAAGCTCGCTCGATATTCTAGCACCTGCCCATTGATGAGGGCTGCCGCCACCAGCGCACAGACGTTGAATGTCTTTTTAGCCTTGGCTTTTCCTGTGGATACACTGAAGTTGCCTAGCGTGCCAATGATTGCATCATTCACACGGAGCTCTACGGGTGGGAGGGTGAATTCGTCTGTTACTCGTATGAGCGAGCGTTTCCATACTTCTTCAATATCGGGTGATGGATCGTAGGAATGGGTGAAAGCGTTCATCTGCGTCCTCCTGATTTGCGTCTAGCTAGCTCAAGGGCCAAATCTGCATCCACGATAATCTTTCGTCCGACCTGCGTGATAGCCCGATCAATCTTTCCACTCTGCTTGATGCGATTGGCCGTGGGGAGGCTACACCCAAAAAGTCGGGCAAGCCCAGATAGTCCATAAACGAAGAGTCTTTCTTCTTTGGCGGAAGACATCTCGGATTCTGCTCCCTCTGGTTGCATTACTTTCTGTTGGGTGAGGAAGAGTAGTTCTTCACCCGTCATCTGCCATACGGGCTTCTCGAGGAGTTCGTGTAGTGTCAT